TTTATACGGCGGGTAACGGCTCTTACATCGTCTTTATCGGCAAGGGCGTTCAGGTTGTTGGCTTGCCAAAACCAGCACGCTGAGCGTACGGCATTTACTGGCTCTTCGAGCAGCTCAGGATTATCGAGCAGCCTTTTATCGCCAAATAGGCCAAGGCTGCAACGCTCGTAATTGCTGCGCCCGGTTATCTGTATAAGGCCACGGCCTTTGAACTTTACGCCATCGCCTGGCTGGGTGTTCCCTAAATCCTTGCGCCCCTCGTAGGCTGCGCCGCTGGCAATCTCTCGCACGTACCTAAACTCGCCGCTCTCGTGGGCAATTTGCGCTATAAAGTGGCGTATGCGCACAAAGCTATCGATGCCAAAGGCCTGCATATGCCTGTTAAGGGGCTCAACATACTTGCGTATGTTGATTACGGAGCCGTTGGTGCAGATGTCTTTTAGTGTTTGTAGTGTTAGCATATTATTGTTTTTACTTAAAATCTGAGCCATCCTCATAATTGGCATCAACCCTCATTTTGCCCTCTACTATTTCAGCAGAAAACACCCGCATGCCATCGGCACTAAATTGCGATGATACCTCCTGAAATAGCGCATCGTTGCTTGTATCGTCCAATAGAAACGTATTAAGCCCAACGCCCGCAAGAGGCTTGTGCTTAATTTCGCCCTTATTGGCAATAAGCAGCAGTGTTTGCTGCTGATAAACGCTATTACCCACCACAAGCCCCGAGGTAATAAGCCCCTCGGCGTTCCTTTTAACCTTTATATCCAGGTCAAAATCGTTGTTTAGTAGTATGCCCAGCGTTTTCGCCATTAGTGTACTATTTTATCGTTTTCAAAATCGACCTTATTAAAGGTTGAAAGAGTGCCAGGTGTATATGTGCTTCCAGCCCCAGTTATGCCTGTGGCTATCTTTGTTAGCTCAGCGGTTATGGAATTTACCAACCCATTCAACTTGGTTTCGAGGTTTCCAATTTTAACCAGCCCCCCATTCTCCCCACCATTCAAATATATCTTATCAACCTCGCTAACTAGCGCCACATATCTTGAGCGGATGTCGTTGCTAATTACACCCACCAAAACGATGCTGCCTATTGTTGGTATTAATACCGTTTGCTTTTCGTTTTTACCTGGGGCTAAGCGAACGTGATATAATTCGGCATTGGTTTGCAGCTCCCTAACCGTGCAGGTGAGCTTGCTCTCATCAACGTTAATAATTTCGCAAATGGACACCTGCTTGGGGGTATTATCTTTTATTAAATCAACCAGCTTACGCCTTAGCTCGTCTCCTGTCATCCTGCTACCCTCCCTATTTCGACCTCGCGGCGGAAGCCATTAATACCAAAGGTGGTGGTTACCGAGTCGATAAAATACTTTCCCGACCGGCTACCGTTATACCTGTTATCAATAATTTTTGCAACCCAACCGGGCTCGGCATACGGTACACCAAAACTGGTAAGCGCGCCCTTAAAACCGTCGTGTTTCCAAACCTTTAGCTTTTCCTCGGCCTGCCTTTCGAGCTCGGCCTTTACGGTTACATTGTAAAAGTGTAGCGTGGTGGTGGTCGATGCATCATCATCGCCCACGGTGGCGGTTAGTACCTGGTTATCGCCCGTAATGCTTCGTGCCTCGACCCGTATTCTAACATCCTCCTTACGCTGGAACTGCAGGCTTGAGTTAATAACATTTAGCTCCATGTTGTAAACCACCTCGGGGGCATTGGCTTTCGTGTCCTGCGTTAGCGGCACGCCAACAAAAAGTTGCTTGCCCACAAAGTTTACCTCAAGCCCGAAGTTCTCACGCAATTCCTGTAGCGCGTGCGCCACAGATTTATCGGCATAAACCGTAAATGAGGTAAGCGTAATTTTGGGTATATCGGTTAATACGGCATCGGGCACCAGGTATTTTAGTAGCTCTTTTAGGGTTGTTTTTGGGAAACCCTTAGCCTTTGGCTTTACACGCTTAAGCTTGTACATCTCATCTTCGCACTCAATGGTAATTGGGCTGGCAAATGATATGTCGCGAACGTAGCCCGTGAACTCTTCTCTGTCCTCGGCATTATATCCCAAAATAATGGTAACGGCATCACCACCTTTTATTTTGTTTACCAAAAAATCGCTTTTAAGGCGGTTGGGTAATTTAATGGTAGCTGTATTAGTAACCTGCTTGCGGGTTTGCACAATGGTAACCTCGTTCACCCCATCGAAGCTGTATTTACCAATCTTTACGCGGCAGGTTAGTGATAAACTCATTGTTCGCCCTCCACGTTTACTAAATCGACTGGGCGGTCGGATACCGCCTCAATAATGTACCACTGCATGCTTTGATGCCCAGCCACGCCATCGCACTTAACGTCAACAACAGTAACATAGTCGACGCCGAATGTTGATAACAGCTTGTTAACAACCGGTAATGCGCCACGTTTTTCAAGCAACCAGGGCAAGCGGGCAACGTCCCTGTAGGGGTAGTCGTCGTTTTCCTCGTTTATAAAAACGCCCTTAATGTTTATGCGGTAGCTCTCCATGGCCACATCCTCAATAACTGGGTGCTTAAGTCCTGTTACCTTGGTTTCAACAATATGTTTACGCCCGTTTATTGATACCAACGGCTCAATGGGAAACTTCCACCCATCAATAGTTAGCGGCATTATAAAAGTCTGCCCCTTAAGGCTGCTCTCACGAAATACTAAACCCTCAAGTGAATTGCCGTCCCACGCTTCAATGGGTTTACCATCCTCGCCAATAACGCCCTTGGGCTGCTCGGCAAGTACCTTGCTGTAAGGAATACCCACGTGGCCAAAAACCTGCCGGTAAAGTCCTAGCAAGTCCCATGCGTAATATATGTTATGTCCTAATACATTCATCCTCCTGCAAGCATTTGTTCGGTTCCCGAAATTGCCCTTATAAGCGCCTCTTCCACTTTTTGCTGTATCTGTGGGCTACCTTCGGTTAGGTTTTTTGTGTTGATGTTTTGGCTTTCAATAAGTTTTGCAATGTTGACAGTTATGTTACGTATTTGGTTACCACCTCCCGAAACGGAATTTAGCCCATTTTGTAAGGGGTCGTTGGGGTCGGGGGTAACGGTATCATCTCTAGTAGCCCAGTCGGGTCTCTCAGGGGAAACGCCTAACTTTCTAGCCTCATAACCAACGCTCTCAATTCTGCCCAACTCGCTTTCATAACTCTCCCAATAGCTGTACTGTCTCTTATTGTAACCAGGCATCCACTTGTATGGTTCAAATAGTTTCCTCATTTCGCGAGCGTAAACTTGCTTGTTTTGCAACTTCTCTCGCTCGGTATAAAATGTTTGCATATCCATTCCACCAGCATCGTACATAAACGCATCGTGGTCAATTATGGCATCGCTAGCACCAGCCGTTGCACCCATTTTACCGCCCATAAAAATTCCCTTAGCTGCTCTCAGTTCACGTTTAGCCCCCTTAAGAAAACTCCCCCAAATGGGAAGAAGGTCTTCCCCAATTTCAGTTTTTAACGTTGTTATTTCACCCCTAAGCCTATCCTTTATATAGTTAATATCTTTTTCTGCTATCGAAAGGGCAACCTCCATATTCACCTTTGCCCCGTCAAAATCTTTTAATGTTCTCAACAGCCCACCACTTTGGTCAGTTGCCATTTGTACCATCTGGATAAACCCATCCGATCCTGTGAACTCATTTTTAAGGTTCATAATGCGACTATCCTGCCCGCCTAGCTCGGCAAACTTTTGGTTCAGCTCAACCATTATCTTGTCAACCTGTTTAATAGTTCCATCCGTTTCATAAAGACTAATTCCCACTTTTTTAAGCGCATCAATTGATGATGCCTTTGTAAGGTCATTAAACAGCGACTTAGTAAGTGTTGCCGCCTCATCGGCTCTTTTGGTTCTAAGTGAGAACATTGCTACCATCTTGTTAGCAGAATCAAAACTCTGTCCCGCAGCGGCGGCTGTACCAGCATAAACCGACTGCACCTTAGCTAGTTCGTCGAAAGTAAGTGCACCAACCTGAATAGTGGCGTATGCAGAGCGGTTGAAGTCGTCCAACGCTTCTGCTCCAAATCCAAAGTTAGCCATAGCCTTACCTGTACCGGCAATCCAGTTGTTGAAGTCGGCATTCATGATATTGGCGAATGTGCCCTGAGTTTCAACAATTTTAGCAACCTGACCACCATACTTGCCTGTCACCGATTGCACGTCGTAGAATGCTGTAGATGTCTTGTTGGGGTCGAAACCCGCTCTTGATGATACGTGGCGAACTAATCCGCGGAGCTGGGCTAACTCTTGTGGCGTTTTGTTAATGTTTAAGTTTTGCAAGTCCCTAAATGTACTATTGAACTTTGACGCCTCCTTGGCGGTGTTTCGTAGGGCTGCACCCAAGCCAACAACTGCTGCTGCTCCCAAGGCCACTGGATTCATAATTAACGACATGGCTCTGCCCACGACGGGTATTTCTCGAGCAGCTTCTCCAGCATTTCGCTTAAATTTAGCAAGCCTGTCGCTTGAGCGCATAAGCGAAGTGGCGGCACGATCACCCGATTGGGAAACCTGTCTTAGTTTCCCGCTCA